TTGGCGTGTCCCAAGCTCAAAAGCCTTATCGTGCAAGCACGAACAGCTTTTTTGACCTTTTGACACTGGTATCATTATATATATGCATTCAGAATTCCACTCTCATTTTGCCCACGCGAAATTGTTTGTGTGGGCATGACGCAGGCAGAGCCTGCATGTTAACTTTGTGGATAAAAAATGAGCACCCTGTATTTTGTACAGAGTGCCCAATTTTATTGCTATATAGCAATTATAGTTTATTCAATTATTAGAACTTACCAGCCTTAGCAGCTTCCTCTACAGAAACTGTAGTGCCTTATTTTAATGGGTTTTCGCGATTTTTGTTAGCTACCAGTATGTTACGTATTCATTTTTGTATTATTCTATACAGCTTCAACCATGTTATTTTATATAAGAAGAAAAGCCCTCACTCTTCTGCGGGCAGCTGCATGATTGTAAGGACTTTTTCTTATTTGAGGGATATATTTAATGTACCAGATTCTTTCCCATCTGTCACGCACTATCGTGCGAGATAGTACGACGAATTTCGACATTACAGGCTCTTCACCAATACCTGGAAGTCTACTGCCTTCAGTTTCTTTACCACCTTATTGGCAGCCTTCTTTGTTCTGTATGTGCCGACCTGGACACGGTATGGGACGGAGCCGGCTACTTTGCGGATACTTGCTGAAAACCCCTTTTTCTTAAGTACTTTCACCATCACATCTGCATTTTCTTTTGTTCCGTAGGCTCCAGCCTGGATGTAATACTTTGCTTTTGGTTGCGCCGGCGCAATTGTGATCGTTTTTCCCAGGATGCCCTCTGCGATCAGCTTACCGTGAGCGTCCATGCCAAGTTTTTTCGCTTTGGCATAATCGTCCTTGTTATCACAGAAGAAAGATTCTACCAGGACAGCTTTTGCCTTGGTCTTTCTGGTCCAGTACAAACCTGGACGTTCTTCAGCTCCTCTGTCATGCCAGACAGTGCCAAGCTTCGCGCTGATCCGCTGGGCTTCCGGAAGTCCATTTGCATTGTAACAGTATGCTTCGCAGCCATATGCCTCTCCATTAAAGGCATTCAGATGAAGCTGGACTGACAGATCATAGTTCTGTTTATTCTCTTCTTCAATGAAATACTTGATTTCATCATTCAGGGAATGCAGCTGACCTTCCGGAGCAATACACAAGGTTGCCTCATGACCTGCTGTCTTAAGCCATTTGCACACATAAGGTGCCAATTCTTTGTTGTATTTATATTCGTTCACACCACCCTTGCTGGTGCCATCTGCAGATGAGATGACGCCACCGCCATAGTTCGCGTGACCTACACAGATAAAATATTTCATGTCAAAGTTCTCCTTTCAAAAATGAGAGCGATCACTCGCCCTCATTTTTTTGTACTTTGTCTTATCCCAGATTGTCTTTACTCTTTCCCAGCCTCCAGTTGCTACCATATAAATCACGAATGATGCAATAATTGCAGCAAACACATAGTACCATTCAATCACAATTTTAAAATATTCGCAAAAAGCAACCATTGTAGCAGTGCATACAATAAAGGATGTGATAAGAGCAACTGCACTGGTTGGTAATTTTTTGAACCACGGTAGGTCTTTTATTGCCTGCACAATAAGAGACACCACAAAGGCCATCAAGCCAAATGCGATCAGAGCATAGGTTACATAGTTCATAATTTCATTTACATTAATGTTCATACAGTTAATCCTCCTTATGATCATGTTCCAAATCTGCAATTCTATGATTTGCTACCCGAATCTGTTCTTCTGATACAGCCATCCTCTGTTCCAGATTATAAGTTCGCTCTATGGTGTTGTTGTGCTTATCCACTCTTTTTGTAAGCTCTTCCAGCTTGTATTCCATGAGCGCCCTCGTCTTTTCATTCTGGCTATGATTGCTGATCAGACACACTATCAGCGTTACTGCTGCCGATATTGTAGAAGAAATAATTACTTCCATATATGTCCTTTCTCCAGCATTGCGCCGGCGCAATTTTGTAAAAAAATAAGACCTAGTATGGTCTCGCTCTAATTCTCATATTTATTTTCTTCTCCAATCACTCTTCTGTACTGTCAACCTGTCCTTTGTTTGCTATCATCTCGTCCTGCATAGCATATGCAAGCTCCTCGAACTCGTCACGGTCTTTACGGCACTGCGTACGGTTCTCTTTCCGTAACTCCTGGTTAGTGGTAGACTGCTGAATATACATAGTTTTTGGGTTAGCCTCACTGCAAGATGCGGTGTAGGTCTCCACTGTTACTCCGTTGATAACGGACTGTCCTGATAAGTTGATAGATTTAGATGTTGTTAATGCCATGATATTATCCTCCTATGAATAAAGTTTTCTTCTAAGTTCTTCGTTTTCTCTTTCGAGCCGATCCACTTTAGAACTCAGCTCTTGCATTGCTTTTACAACATACGCAAGCAACTGCAAATTATTGACAGATTTATAATATGGATGTCCGTCAACTTCTCCGCCTCCATCGACAAGGTTAGGGTCAAGCTGTTCGAGTTCGTCTGCTATAAAGCCAATCTTGTATTTTTTATGAGAATCTTTTCTTTCAAAAGAACGAATTTGCATTGCTTCAATAACTTTTGTTGCGTCTTGTACTTCGGTGTCTCTTATATCGTCTTTTAGTCGAATATCAGAAAGAGCTGCACTACATGCTCTTCCGAGACTAAACCATTTCCATGAACCATCAAGTCTGGTTTGAATCCAAATTGACCCAGCGTATGAATCTCCGTGATAGATAAAAGCTCTACTTCCAGCCACTTCAGCGCCAAGATAAACTCCTACAGCAGTCTTCGAACCTGAACCTCCCACATTGAACCCAACGTAAATGTTTCCGAAATTTCCATCAATTGCCAGTGGAATCATTCCATTGTTAGCTTTATAAAAGCTAAAGAAATTTTCATCACCTGTACCTGTTGCCGCACCAAAGCGCCAGTCTACCGAACCTCTATTGGACTGATACTCATATGTTGTATTTATTATGTTGTTACTCTGAATATAACCACCAATGGACATATTGCCATTGGTGGTTATACCTTTTCCGTTATATGCCCGAATCCAATCGGAATCCGTCATATACCAGCCACCACCATAATCCTCACTATACCATCCTGTAGTACCGCGCGATCTAAACCAATTAGATGCATATATGGTATTAGTATTCATGTCTGCAGTCGCAGTTATTGTTTTTCCCTGCACATTGCCAGGAGTGGTAATATCGCCACTGTATAAACTCAGATCACCATACATCGTGACCGTCTTATCAAAAAACTCGAATCCGGCGCCACCTTGTATAGATGTTCCAGTTCCCATTTTTCCTAATTTGATAGACGATCCATCAAAATATAAGATTTTCTGACTGTTTGTGCCGTTAAATATAGAGTATGACTGATTTGCAGTAATCTCTCTAGCAACTATTTTAACACCAGATATAGAACCGGATGCCTCGATGTCTTTTGCAAACAAACTGACAACGTCAATTTTATCAGCGGTAACCGAACCAGCCGCAATTTTTTCAGTTGTTATAGAATTAGCAGCCATTTGAACAGCGGTAACCGAACCAGCGTACAATCGTCCGCCATTAATATAAGTACGATCGTTGTTATAACACCAAGCGGCTATACCCATATCAACAGAATTTGCAAGGGTGTATGCGTCATTCCATGTACTCCATTGCGTATCACTAATACCGATTCGCCATAATTCACGACCATCAATCTTTGCAGTCTGCTTAGGATATCCGCCGGAAGCATCTCGCCATGGCACGCATGTTATTAAAAGACAGAAGTTTTCACCAGTTAGACCAATCGTATTTGCTAATTTCAACTCATTTACTGTGGTCATCGGGAAATTTTGTATATACCAAAGCGGCGTTTGATTTGTGCTTCTAGTGTCTTTGACGTCAAGTCCATCGCCTTTAGGACCTTGAGGCCCCGTAGCACCAGTGGCACCGGTCGGTCCCGTGGCACCAGTTGGTCCCTGAGGTCCGGTCGGCCCCTGGTTACCCTGGGGTCCTTGTGGTCCGATTGGGCCAGTGGCACCCATATCACCCTTTACTCCTTGTATTCCTTGGTTACCTTGGGGGCCTTGTGGTCCAGTCGCACCAGTATCACCTTTCACACCTTGTATTCCTTGGTTACCTTGAGGTCCCTGTGGACCTGTTGCGCCGGTATCACCAACGTTACCGTTTAATACAATTCCAGAAGAAGTGTAATAAGCGATAAGTTCCTTCAACGCGCCTGAACCAAGTCCGTCCCACTCATAGGCGTTGCCTTTAGCTAACCCGCGCATACCTATAAACACATGGGTACGCCGTGCAGCGATCCAAGTTTTCGTATCCTTTGAACCACATTCGATCAAGAAGTTTCTTACTGTGCTTGTAAGGGATGATGCGTCGAAAGTAAATAAGCAAACTATTTTTCCAGTAGTCACAAGGTCCGCTATCCCGTCCATACAACTTGCTGTGCTATACGTGTCGTACCATGTAGCTTTTTCTAATGCATTTGTGGTTGGGTTGATTATAGCTAGACAATGTCCTCTCGTTACTCCTGATGTAAGTTTGGTTCCGTTTAGCCACAGCCCCTCGTCTTTTCCAGCTTGTGAGTAATCGTAATTACTTCCGACAACCTTAACATAATGCGCATTTTCACCAGGAATACCTTGGTTGCCTTGTGGTCCTTGCGCTCCTGTATCGCCCTTCGCGCCCTGAGCTCCAGTTGCGCCGGTATCACCCTGGGGTCCTTGCTCTCCAGTATCACCTTTCTCTCCTTTTTCACCTTGGGGTCCCTGTGGTCCAGCCGGTCCGGTAGCTCCACCAGCACCATCAACACCCATCCTGGTAGCGATATAGCCTACGGAGGTGGTTGCGTCTGAATATAAGGTGGTCTCTTTTGTCCAGAGATACTGTCCCTGTGGTACGTTAGGCATTGAAGTTAGCCATTCCCCTGTAGGAACATCTGTCATGCTAGTACCAACCTGGTAAGTGTATGTGTTTCCAACAATGGACTTAACGTTATTAACCTTAGTGTCGATCTCAGTAATTGCGCTCTCTACAGTCTTCTTACTCTTACCAAACAAAATATCGCCAGCACTAATTCTCAGGTGAAAGTTCCCGTCATCGCCTTTATAGAACTGAATATACTCATTCGAATCGCCAAATCCTACCTGGCCATCTGAGCCGAGATAGAATCCTCTGGTGGTATTGAGCGCAGAAGTCTTAGCTCCGGAATATATGCAGTCGTGTCCGATATGGTTTCCACCGATGTCAGCACCAAAAGCTACCAAGTCGGTCACCGCCACTTTATCTGCTGTGATACTCTTGGCCTGGATAACAGTACCGTTCAAACTGTTATAGTCAGTCTGCTCCGAAGTTACTCCTGATCCGTTGGTATTAAGCTTGTAGTAAAGGCCATCTTCCCCCTTAATGACCAGCTTATCTGCCTTGATGGTGTTACCCTCGATCAGATCACCTTTGATAGTTACACCGACCAATTCGCCAGTAATAGTCTGGTCGCCGACCACTACATTCTTAATCAAGCCAGATTCTGAATAGAATTTCTTCATAGCCGCTATGCCAATATTGGAGAAATCAATGCTTGCGTATTTCAAATCAGCGTCTGCGGCGTTAATCTTTTTTACATCCAGCTCATTGATTAACGCTTTGTTAGCCGCCAGTTCATCCGTAACGGTACTCTCAAATTCCGCGTATTTAGACTTAATGCTGGTAGTTTCTGCCTCAAGTGCTTTCAGACTTTCAATGGTGGCAAACTTAATATCAGCCTCTTCTGTCTTGATATAGTTTGACTCGATCTGTCCTACCGCCAGTTTCAGTTCTGATAAGCTCCCGTCCAGAGTATTGTACAACCCCTGCAGATTTCCCACCGCACTGCTGCCATATACACCCTCGTCAAAATGCAAAATATCCGATACATTGATAGTCCCCGTGTACCGTCCATCATCACTGATTACGGTGTTAATAATTTCCTGGGCGGCCTGGAGCTTCTCCCTGGCCTCTTCGAATGAGGGAAGCTTATTGGCCAGTTCGCACTCATCTTTGGTATGGTCCTGTGGATATTGTGTAAGCTTGATGATCCGCTGCTTTTCCCGGATCCCGGTGGCGGCATCGATCAGGGTGATTGTATCTCCCAGGGAAAAAGAAAAATCATCGTATCCGGCTCTTTGTTTGGCCAGATCAATAATATCAGCACTGTATGATACTTCCGGCTTTGACAGATCTTTCAGCCTCGCTTCTGCATCCTCTTTCATGGCTGCAGCATCTGTATAAGATTCGTCTTTCCAGATGTAGGTCTTCACCTTATTCGTGTACTGGTAATTTTCCAGGTAATTCTTCCCATCGTTCACGGACTCGATGGTAAGCCCGTCCTGGCCAATAGGGATAATTCTCGTATAATAGTCGTAGGTGCTGCCCTTCCTCTGTAACCGTTTCAGGTTAAGCCCTGTGAGGAAAAAGTTCCCTTTATCCTGGCCAACCTGATCGTAAAAGGATACTGTCTTTTTCTTGGTATCATAAACGACTTCACACATAAATGCAGTACACAGCTTCTGAATTACTCCAAGCGTATTTGTCTGCAATATCCCTGCATTTCTTTTCTTGGTTACGGTACATTCGCCAACCGTCCAGCCGGATCCAGCCAGAGCAAGCTTGGCCGCATCTTCTATTGTGGAATCCGTAATGCCAAAGGAGCTCCAGGGCTTCGCCTCCAGTTCTTCCAGGTTCAGTACCGCAACAAAGGAGAGGAATCCATCTGTGCTTACACTCTTTTCTTTTACTACATACTCAGCATCCTGAGTCTCAATATAATACTCTTCACAGATTTCATGATGTCTTGCCATGTATGTAAAAGAAAGAGTCTGATCGCCAGTTGTAACGTCGCTCGCAACCTTCAGATCCTTGTATTTGACAATATGCCCTATGGCATTGTGGTTCGTATCATATATCTTAAGCATAGGGCCGCCTCCGTTTAGTCTTCAATCATAAACATAAAAATGCCTAATTCCCAACTTCCAATATCAAGCCCATCAAATTCTTCCAGGGATACCTTATGCACCTCAAAATCCATTTCCAGTCCCAGAAGTTCCTGAATCTTTTGGTTGAGCTCTTTTACACTTTTTCCTTCTTTAAGAATGATATCCACATTTCCGGGGGCTCTCTTTTCCTGTTCAGCTCGCTTTTTTTCCTCTTCAATTGCCTTTTCCTCCTGTTCAAGATCCCGGTATTCTTCCATTAACTCCTTACGGGTATCTTCATAAGGTTTTAATGCGTTAAGCAATAAGTTCGTGTTTTTATTAATGGCATAGCTCAGTTTTATCTTTCCAGATAAAATTTTCTTTCCATCTTCTTTATAAATCTGTGCTTCTTTTTCCTGAAAAAGTTTTAATCCGTTATAAGCGTTTAACATTTCCTGGTTTGTCATGTTTTTTCCTCCTACATAAATCTTGGTCTATATTTCACAGTCATGTCTGTCCATGTGCTGTCTAAGGTAATCCTTGTTTCCCCTGGTAAAAGGATCGGCAGGCTCCAAATATCAACATCTGCTGCTTTGTTAGCCCCATTTTCTGTAATCTTCCCACTTTCTCCGTCTAAAATCACAGTACTGTTAGCAGTAAGGCTTCTTATTACCACCCGAAGGTTTTCTCCTGTATCTAGATTTCGGTTTATTCCAGTTATTGTCAGCTGTTCCATTCCCACCTTTGGCGTAATCTCTACCATACAAGGCGTCCGGATGTTCCCAGGATTTGTAACTACTGTCTCCAGCATCCCGGAAGCGGACTCCGAAAACGGTGAACCGTTTGGCTGTTCAGCAAACTCATAGCAGGAAAAATCAACGGTGAGCTTGCTCAGCCTGTTGGATGTCACCTTCAGACGGGCAAGCGGGTTTTCTGTAAAATCATGCTTGCTCATAAACCCGCAAAACTTGTGATCGAACTTATCCAGTTCCAAGGTGACCGACTCGGACATCATATGGGAAAGCAGGGTGCTGCAATTCTGCAAGATCTCATTTCGATCAGAGCCGTATACCAGGAAGGTGATCCGTATTGTCTTCCACCCGATTGATCCATTAATGAAAAACGGCAGTGGGCTTCCCCTCTGCCATTCGCTTTCATTTTCAATATCGGAAAATCCCGGAGTCACGTTCCACTGTTTGGCCTGTGCTCCGGATATGTCCCAGCCATTTATATTCATCTCAGACGCCCCCTTGTGTATCTTGTGGCTGCCATTTCATTTTTTATGTTCATGTCTTCCCTGAGTTCTCCGACCAGCTTATCTTTATCCATGAATACTTTTAAGTTCTTCATGGAGCTTGCCATGTTCTCCATCATGGACTCCATCGTACTCATCATGGAATCCATTTTGCTCAGTATTTCGGAGTTATCACTTCGATAGCTTCCTGATAACTTCGCCTGGTGCTCTGACTGCTGCTGAATCAAACGGTTAAGTTTCTCGACTCCAGCCGCTCCTACCTCCAGGGAAGATCTGGATTCCAGGAACTGATCCGGATTCATGGCAAAATTATAAAGGTTTTCTGCTCCCTGTGGGTTAATTACCTTGTCCCCGGTGAGCATGTTCTGCATGATCGCGCCATCGGACTTACGGAGAACATATTCCTGGGCGTTATTTTCAAATAACCACGCCAGCTGATCCTCTATGACGTTTTGAGTACCGGTCTTCAGGCCGTTCTTTTTCATAGCGGCCAGAATTGCTTTTTTCTGCGCTGATGTAGGCTTTTTGTCGGCTTCCACGCTAAGAGCATCCGCAATCTTTTTAACTGTGGAATCGTTGACGCTCCGGCCGTAGTTCTTAACAATGTACTGCCACAGATCCGAATGCTTCTTTTTCTCAGCATCTGATACTGATTTCTTATGGGCTTTACTTGCATTGATCAGCTTTTGTACTTCTGTAATTTCTGCCGGTTCTTCCGCTACACCTGCGGTCACGGCCTCCAGCTCTGCTTTTTGCGCGGGCGCAATTTCAGATGTTGTCCCAGAGGAAGCTGAGCTTGAAGAAGCAGTGCTGGATGTATCTGTTCCACCGGATCCAGAAGAGGCCGTGCCAGATGCAGTGCTGCCATTCGGAGTTACATTTACGTCAAGCAAAGTTCCACCTGTGCCAGCTTTCTGAATGCCAGCGATCAGGTTACCTACAATATCCTCACCAATCTGGCCAGCCTGTTCCACCAGGGACTGCAAGCCGGTAGATAGTCCCTCATTTAGTTTCGCAACAGCCGAAGCATTTTCAGCTGCCAGATCATCCAGCTGCTTCTTATAGTCTTTCTTGGTGTCACTTATCTGCTGGTCAATAGCATCCCGCGTAGCCTGTGTATCTTTTTTTGCCTGCCGGTCTGCTATCTCCTGCTTTTCTTCCCAAAGCTTGTTAAATTCATCCAGCTGCTCTGCAGTCATCTGATTCAGGCTGTAAATATTGGCGGTTGCTTCTGGTCCTGCGTCTTTCAGTTCCTGCAGCAGCCCCTCTGAAAGTCCCTTTCCGCTCAGTTCCTGCAACTGGGTTTCCCACAGTTTCAGTCCCTCAACCTGGGTATTCATATTGTAAATCAGACGATCTGCAGTATATCCGGAAGCATCCCAGGCATCATAGTTATTCATGGATGAAAGGATGTCTTTCTTCCGATCAGCTATGGCACTGTCCCTTTTTTCTTCCAGTTCCTGTATGGTCTCATTTAGTTCTTTTTCAAGCTTTTCCCGCTTATCATTGTAATCTTCATCAAGCTGCAGCTTTTCTTTTTCGTAATCTTCTTTGGCTTCCAGGTACTTTTTATCTGCTTCTATGCGCTCATCCGTGCCGGCTGTGAACTGTTTTCTGGCAATATCCCAATATTCCATCTCTGCCCTGGCGGACATAGAATAATAGGTCTGGTAGGTCTCCAGAAGGGATTTCTGTACTGAAGCCTGGGTCTTTGCAGCTTCCTCTCTGGCTTTGGCTGCCTCTTCCTGTTTCTCCTGCTTTTTCTCGTAGATCTGAGTGTCCAGTTCCTGGATCTTCTGTGTTGCTTCATACCAGGCATCAGTTCCGCTCTTTAAATTCTTTCGAACGGTGGTCCAGTAATTTTTCTCCTGGGCTAAAGAGGCAGCATGTAATGTCTTGTACTTTTCCAGCCGTTTTTCAGCAGCACTGAGGACTTCAGAATTATAAGTTTCTGCGTCCTTAGTAGTTTTCTTTTGATTATCTCCGGATCCGGTAACTTTTTCTTTGGATACGCCAAAATTGTTCTTTATACTGCTGCTCAGTGCCTTGCTGATCGTGGAACTGCTGTTAAGCTTATTAAGTTGAGAGGTTGCCTGTTTATAGGCTGTGGATCCTTTCACAGCTGTATCACGTATCTGCTGCCAGTACCATTTTTCATTGTCCAAGGACACTTCATGGCTCTTATTGTATTGCTTAAGCCAGCTTGTGGCGTTTTTCAACACAGCCTTTGACATTTTTCCAGCGGCTGCAGTTGCTACCTTTGTGTTTTTAGTTATACCAGATGCAGTACCTGCAGGTAACTGATAGCCGACTTCTTTCTCAAATTTCTTTGATGGAGAATGGATCTCTGCTGCTGCCTTGGCTGCGGCAATACCTGCATTGATCATTCTTATTGAAGCGCTGATGACCTGGGACTGGCCTGCTGATATACCTTGTGCTACACCAGCAGCTGCGTTATATCCCGCAGTGTAAAAGCTATTCTGATAGGTCCTAACAGCAGATGCCGCCTGTCCTGCCATGGTTCCAGCTGCACTGATTGCACCACTTTTTCCAGAATTGATACCTGTCTGGTACTGCTGAGCAGCTACGCTTCCGGCTTTTTCATATTCGCCTTTTTTCTCTTCGGCTGCCTTTGCTCCGGCGGACGCCATCTCGCCACCAGCCTGTTCAACGCCAGACTGCTGATCTTTAATTGAATTCTGGGTTCCTTCTCCTACAGCAGTACCAACATCTTCACCTGCAGACTGTGCATCTGCTGCCTGCTGCTGGATCAGTGCCAGAAGCTCCTGCATAGCGGATACTGCCTGCGTACCACCGGCATTAATTCCTGCCTGGATTTCTTCCGGAATCTGGATACCCGCTTTATTGGCGATTTCTGCCACGCCCTGGATTGTTCCTTCAATAGTCCCGTTCAGCTGATCTATTGCCTGCTGAGGGGTTATCTCACCGCTTGCAATTCCATCTGCAAGTCCCTCTGGGATCTGTACACCACATTCCTGCGCCATCTGTACGGTCTGCATGAGGGATTCCTGGGTGGCTGCTGGAAGCTCAGCCCAGCCTTCCACTGCTGAAGCAACGGCGTTATCAATGGACTCGCGCAAATCAGAAAAATCAATATCTGAAGAACCAAGATCTCCCATTGTCATCTCATAGGCGGTCTTATTAGCTGCCATTACAGTTGCTGTATCTTCTGATATATCCATGGCATCAGTCCACTTTTTGGATATGCCTTTCAACTGTTCTACGCCGTACTCACCCTGATTGTCCAGAGTCCATACCATGTGCTGGAGCATATTAGCTGCATCAGTTCCCTGATCCTGGATTGCCTGGATAAATTCTGCTGAAAAGATTGCCTGCCCGCTCTCGTCTGTGGCTTCTTTGAGGCGCTGAAGATTCTGCTGATAGTTCTGGATTCCATCCACCCAGGACTGCAGGTTCTCATTCATCTGTTCTGTGGTAATATCATCTCCACCGTCAAATTTATCAGCAAAACTGATTTTATCCTGCAAATCAGCCTTGATAGAATCCATGGTGGAATTGTATTCATCCAGGATCTGACGCATGGCAGTCTTAGCAGCATCCGCGGCTTCCTGGGAGCGTTCCATAGTTTTGTTGAACCCTTCCAGGGCTGTGCCAGCTCCTGCTGCCGCCAAGCCGGTTGCTTGGATTGCATCAGCATTATCTTCTTGTGCCTTTGTATTGTCTTCTGTTGATTCAGTATTATCCTTTTTTACTTTTGTAATGTTTTCTGCACTTTTGGCATATCTTTCCTGTTCTTCCGAGCATTTATCAATTGTTTTTTGATTTTCCTCAATTGCTTGAGAATATCCTTCCATTTTCTCTGCACAATCAGCTATGCTCGTAGCTGCTATTCCAGTTGCATCACCATATGCTACTGTTCTTCCATCAATACCATCCAAACGTGAATCCAATTCGCTGCTACTATCGCTTAGATGTTCCATAGCATAATTAAATTCATCCTGTGTTATTGCACCTTTTTCCAATGCCTCTGTATAAAGTTTTGTTTTCTCTGTTGGAAAATCAATATCAACTTGATAGCTTGGATCTACACTGGCCTTCTGTCTTTCCTCTTGGAGCTTTACAATTAATTCTCTCTCTTTTTCCAAGAGTTCCATTCTATCTTCAGTGATTTTTTTCTGTTCCTGTGCTTTATCCAGCTGTACCTGTGCCGCTAAAGACTCATTGATTAAATCCTGTGTGGCTGCAATTACCGCCTGTTGGATTGCTGTTTGCTGATAGTTTTCTACCAGTTTTTCCAGCTCATCATTAGTTACACTCAGTTTATCATTTTCATCATCATAAGCACCAGCCAGTTCTGGAATGGACTGTGACAGTTTGTCCACGATGGATGCCATTTCCTGTTTCTGGACAGCTGTTCTATCTTCAACATTATTTAACTCTTCCAGTCTGTCAGCCAGAGCGCCTACATTTTCCACGGAATTCAGGGTTCCGGTAAACTGATCGTCAATCGCCTGTACATTATCAGCTACTTTCTGCGAAGACTGTATGACGTCATCATACATCTCTTCCATTGCATCTTTCTGAGGCGTAATCGCGTCTGTCAATCCAGACACAACATCCGTAAGTAATTCCACGCCGTCCTGTAAGGGACCTGAAATGTAATCATACACTGCAATTCCCAGTCCCTCTGTGGCAGAGCTAAGCTCTGTCAGTTTACCCTGCAGGTTATCCTGCATAGTATCTGCCATATCAGAAGCCGCACCTGAACAATTTCTCAGGCTTTCCTCATAGCCAGCCACCTGATCAGCGCCGGTATTAAGAAGCATGTTCAAGCCCTTAATGGAGTCAGATGTAAATGTAGCCATAAGAGCCGCCTGCTTCTGGGCATCTCCCATTCCATCTGTAGCAGACTCTACATCTTTCAATACATCCGTCATGTCACGGAAATTTCCGTTAGAATCCATTACGGTAACAGAAGTATCACCAATGGCGATCTTTCCATCTTTCATCTTGCTGGTCAGATCTCTCATTATAGCAGCAAGAGAAGTACCAGCTTCACTGCTCCGGAGTCCGTTGTTTGCCAATGCTTCCAGGAAAGAGGTTGTGGTCTCAATGTCCTGACCGGCGGCATTCATGTTGGCGCCACAGTTCTTGTATGCCTCCCCTAGCTCTGCTGCTGTAGTCGAACTGTTCGCCTGCGCGTATGCCATCATATCTGCTATATGGGTTGACTGCGATGCTTCCAGATTAAAAGTACTGATATTATCTGTTACAACCTGTGATGCTTCTGCCAGATCCATATTGGAAGCTGCTGCCAACTGTAGAACGCCATCAATTCCAGAAAGAGTCTGGTTTACAGACCATCCGGCCAGGGACATATTTGTCATCGCGCTGGCTGCTTCCGTTGCAGAGAATTTCGTACTACTTCCAAGGCTCTTTGCCTTATTTTCCAGTGCTTCCAGCTCTGATCCGGTTGCTCCAGAGATAGCCTCCACTTCACTCATTCCAGCTTCAAAGGAACTTCCGACTTCCACCACATACTCTGCTGCTTCCTTTGCCTTATCACCAATTGCTGAAATAGCTTCTCCTGCAAGTTCCAGGCCCTTTGCGGCTAAAGCTTCTCCAAAACCTTCCTTCAAGCTTTCTCCGAACTCTTTCGTAGTAGTGATAACCGTCGTTGTTTCTTTCCCATATTCGTTTATGCTCTTTGCGCATTTATCCGTAGCATTTTGTGCTTCTTGCAGATACTTTTCATTCTGTTTTAAAGCCTGGTTATTTTTTTCTATATCATTCTCGGCGTCACTAACTTTTTTAGACCAGTCCGATACTTTTCCTTCACACTTCTGGCACTCCAAGCCCTGTTTTTCAACAGCCTTCTGAAGGCTTTCCACTTCCTTTGACTGCTGCTGATACTCTTTTGTACCATCCTTTCCAGATTTCTGCATGTTTTCCTGGGCTTTTTCAGCCTCTTTCAATGCCTTGGAAAGCTCTTCATATCTCTGCGCCGCTTTCTGCGATACCTTCTGCGCATTCTCCAATCCTTTTTTCGCAGACTCCGCCCTTTTCTGATAACTCTCAGTCTGCTTTGACAGGTTTTCCTGCTTTTTAGTCAGAAATTCAAGAGAATTGGCATTTCCCTTATATTCTGTGCTGAGTTTTTTCAGTTCAGAGTTAAGCATTGCACTTTCTTTTTTCGCATTTGATACGCCCTGTGAAAATTGTCTTTCTCCGTCCAGTGCAAGTACAATTCCAATTTTCTTTCCTGCCATAGTTAGTCCTCCCAACAAAAAATCCACATAAAAAGAGCACCTCAAACCGAGATGCTCTTTTTACATGGATTTTTATTTATACTTATTTCTTGGATATTGGGACTTCTTCAATGTGGGTTTTATACACCACTGGTGATGTAACCCATTTGACAAATTTCTTTATCAGAGCCCCTATCAGTATTGCAAATAATAACAATACAAACAATATTACCAATAACATATGCTACCCACCTTTCTGTTTTTCTTAATTATAATCCGCAGCTCTGTAAAATTCAATATCATTTAACAGAGCTGTGAAAGAAAATCAGAAAATGGTGTCCAAATTTAACTCTTCGTCCTTTTTTCTTAATCCGTTATAATCCAGATACTCATTATAGATCAGATAAAATTTCCGAAGTGTCATCTCAAGCACCTCTTTTTCACTATAATTGAGCACCTTACATCCCACATACAGTAACCGGGCTACGTTTATAGCCCGGTCTCCTGGTTTGGGTCTTCTTCCTCTTCGTCTTCAGAATCTTCATCGTCACTGTCCGGATCCGGCATGGAAAATCCATATGCCTCCAGCAGAGTAATTGCTATCTTTTTCATTTCAGCTGGTTTTATAAGTCCGTCAATAGCTTCTGTTTTTACTTCCTTACCTGTATCTACGGTAAGAAACGCAGCAATAACATTATAAAATGTTTTTACGTCTTCTGAATCAGTTTTGTAATCTGCCACCCTCGCAATTGCCGGCATAGTCTCCACCAATGCTTTATTACAGGATTCCTGAATTGCTTCAATTGCTCCAATGGTGAACAGGATATTATATTCCTGTCCACCGATAACGACCGGAGCTCCTGTTGGTCTTAAATCGCTCATATGATCTCCCTCAATGTTTACTCAGTAATTGCTGCCTGTTTGTACAACCAAGCTTTTGCTTTTGCTTCAGTGTCAAAAATAAGCTTTTTACCGATTGACATCTTACCATTAACTTCCACTGGGTATGCTTTACCTTCAATGGTGGCAGTCTGGAAGTTTGTAGTTTCACCTTTTGTCTCAGCATTTTCTGTTGGCTCACTATGCTGGACTTTGTACAGCCAGATTACTGTAAAACTGGTAACTCCATTTTTCTTTCTTCGCTTATAGAAACCAACTCCAAAGTATGGAGCTTCGTCTTCTGATCCGACTTCAATACTCTCAGGAGTTCCTTCCTGACCTGAATCTCCTGCTACTGCTTTTACATATGTATGACCAAGCAATTTTGCCTGGTTCTCCAGAGACAGATCATCAATGCCAAGAGAAGTACCCATGTCTTTTATACTTTTATCAGTCTCTGCTACTCCATCATCTGCCCAAAGTTCTGCATCATTTTTATTGGGGGTTCCATTGAAGTTGATTGCTTTTGCAACAACAAAACCTTCTGTGTACTTGTTTCCTTCTGCCCACTGTGCTGCTACAGGACTTTTCATACCAATATGTGCCATGTGTTATTCCTCCATATCATAATCATTTTCAAATTCACATTCGAATACAATGTGTCTTGTTTTATTATCAGGTTCCATCAATACGGTTACATCAGGATACGTTCCACCCTCTTCCAGGATCGCCCTGCGAATTTTTCTTTTTGCTTCCAGGTAATCCTTAGTTGATGGCAGGAAATAATGAATCTGCATTGAGGATATATCCTCTATAGGCTGATCGTCCGCGAATAGTTCTGCACCATCCTTCACATAATTAAAGGTAATATACTCGCTATTTCCACCGCCAAAGAAATCTGATGTCACCGGAATGCCAAGAGGCTTCAACGCTTTTATTATCTTTTGATTTATTGTCATAGCTTGTCCACCTCCGCGCCAATTACCTCTTCCATAACCTGCATTACTGCATTTTCGCTTTGTGCTACTGCTGCCGCGCGTACAGGTCTTGGCTCCTGGCCGTGTGATCTTACACCATATTCCAGATAACCCATTTTTTCAGCATTTCTAAGACCATTTTTATCAGTTCCATTGGGTTTTACCACAGCAAACACTCCGAGACTATTGTCTCTTGCGTTTGTAGCAGCTATGGAAGCTTCCAGTTCGCCTGTTGAATACGGTTTTCCGTATTTATCCCTTCTGTTAGCTGCGGATCTGATCTGTGTTTTCAGGTTTTTTTCGACAATTGGGGCGGCCTTATTCACTGCTTTTTCAGCCATTTCATAAGGATTTGCCAGCTTATTCAACATCTCTTCAACATCTTCAAAACCTGTTATCGTCATCCTTGCCATTGCCCCGCCTGCTCTTTCCCGCGTTCGCGCATTTGACAAGTCAGCTGCACCTTCATGGATTTATTTTTCTGAAATCTGCGCTTTATATCATAAATTTCACCTGTAGACTCATCCACCAGGAATGATTCTCCAGAATAATTACACGCCATGATCTCAACAACCTGGTCTGCGGTATAACCATTCTGTTTCGCAAGAACCTCATCATCCCTGGTACTGTCGCGGAAGTCTGCCGGAATACCACCGATAAATTCATATGTTTCCTCCATCATGATTCCATTATCATTTATCGTTGGATCTTTTTTCTTTACCGGCAACGAAATACTTTTATTCCACATCCAGGTCACTTCCTTCCAGTGTCATGCGAAAAACTTTTTTTCGATACAGATCCAGATACATTCGAGTATCTGAACGGTCATTTCCAAGATATGCCTTTACATATAAGGTCACAGCTGTAAGGACTCTTGGATCATCCGCATCCTTCTTGAGAATATCAGGAGGCACACCGGAGGTTTTCATATCCTCCAGTGCATCTTCAATGTAAACGCTGATATCATCGTTATACACATTAATACCTTCTGCGATTCCACATCGTTTTTTTATTTTTTCCAGCATTTATTCACCATCATTTCTGCAGAAGATAAGCATTTACAAATGCCTCTTTATCCCTTATCTTAACGTCTTCTCGTTCGATAGCACGATAAATAGTCAGATCTTCCGCGAATGCATTAAGGTCACCGATTGAAGCAATATTGGAAGTCATGATTGTAGTCTTTGCACGGTCAAAGTACCAGATACCTTCCTTCAGATCTCCGATTATAACCGGAATCTTTGTCGCACTGGCCTCATAATAATTTGCAATGTCCTGTTTTTTCGGCTCATCAACTGCTGTATATACCTCTTCCACTTTTGTGTAATAAGTTTTTTTGGCATTTACATCAGTATCTGCCGTTTGCTCATATGTCACTGTGCTTGGTAAATCCCCTTTTGGGATTACCTCAACCGGTACGAATGTACCACCGACCGCAAGTCGCAACTGCATGGTATCTTTTGGATCCGGTGCAAGAAGGTATCTTCCAGTAGAATCTTTTAATGTATCTAAATACTGTAATCCATCATCATTGGTAATGATTCTGGAAGACTGCTTAAATGCGGATCCGATGGTAACATTGAGAACTTTTTTAATATCATCCAATCCGTTTAATTCTACTTCTTCTTTGGTCTTAATCTGACCCATGATTAGATTATTCTCAGTTACTCTTGCCTCATCTCCAATCCACTCAATAAGTGTAGAAGCGATATTTGCATCACTGTCAGCCAGGAGCTCATTGGTCACTGGGAAATATCCTGCATATTTACCGATTTCATAATCAATACGCTCAAACTGTGGAGTATTTTTTGCACCAATCTTACCGCCTTCACCAACTTTGGTGAATCCAGTCTGCTGAGAGCGCTTTTTAAATGTTCTGGAACCCTTTTCAGTTTTGACAGATTCTTTACGGACCAGCTGGCCTAATGAAAACTTGGACTCTTTGTATTTGTTGATTCTGGTCTGGATATCCTCTGGAACAGTATAGCCTCCATCTGCTTTTGAGCCTTCACTCATGGAATTCTGTACGTGGAACCCTGCTCTGGCAGCCTGTGCAAACTCTGCCGTAGAATCTTTTGGTGTTCCTGCAGGAATCTTACTCTCCGGCACGGCTGCTCCATCGTCCAAGTCTTTCAGAATATCAAATTTATCCTGAAGCTCTTTCAGTTCATCTTTAGCTTTTTTTGCTTCTTCCAGTTTTCCTTCATTGGCAAGGTTCTTAACTCCATCTTTTTTCGCGTTAATCTTCTCCAGAAGGTCTAATAATTCTTTGTTCACGTCTTTTTCTCCTTTCAAAAAGGGAGATCAAACACCATACCGGTCAAGATCTCCCAATAATTCAGCCTTTATCTTTTCTTTTTCCAGATTTCTCTGATTAGCCTCTTTTGCTTTGATTTTTTCCATAACTGCATCTGCAATAGCGTCAATATCCAGAGTTTTATTTTCCGGTTCTTCATGCTGCTTTAATGCTTTTGGGGTCTTTGAATACTCATCAAAGTAATTACTTGTACAAGCTGCTGCCTGTACACTGTCCTCCACTTCAAAATCAAAATAATCAGTAGTATCACTTCCGACCATCCAGGTCTCTTCGTTGATCAGATTATTGATTTCCTCTTCTGTAACCCCTTCTTTGGTCTTCGACATGTATGTCTGCAGGATTGCTTTCTGGCAAATATCCAGAGTATCTGCATCTTTTCTCAGCTGATCTGCGTTCATACTGGTAAAAAAGTAACCATTTGTAGGTTTATGAATCATAAAGGTACCATTTGCCGGAATCACGATCCGATCACCGGCACACGCGATTACAGAAGCAATACTGGCCGCAATACCATCAATATAGGTGGTAATCCTGGCATTATTGCGTTTCAACATGTTATAAATGGTAATTCCGGCAAATACAGATCCACCTCCACTGTTTATATGAAGGTTAATCTCCTGTATGTCTTCCAGATTTTTCAAGAAATCTGAAATATCAGAAGGACAGGTATCATCATCACACCATTTTCCCCAGTCATCAGATACGATATCCCCAAAAATATTCAGATCTGCTGAGATTTCTGTCTGATTGCAGATTTCCAATTTTCCTACATTCTTTTTCTGATTTTTCAGCAGTAATACTGGCATTCTACTCACCTCCTTTGGTGTACTGTGTTCCAACTTTTTCAAGCGGAATATAATTTCCATTCACAATGAGCTTATCGCCATCCGGATCATCCGGCATATCCAGATATCTCCTCGCTTCATTTGGCTTGTATATTCCATTGTTTACAGCATCTTTTAACATTTCCATCTGTGTCTTTGTATCAGTCCTCAAAATTGCCTTCTCATTAAACTTATAAAAAAATCCATTTTCTTCCTCTTTCAAGCTCAGAACTTTCGCATTGATCTCTTCTTCATACATCTTTAGTCTGTACAAAGCAGTATCAACTAAAAAAGCCAACTGCTGGGTTTCACTGTTTGAATAACTGGATTTTTCATAATTATTGATCTGATTCGGCTTAATACCGAATGCTCCGGCAATCTGAAGTGCGGAATACTTTTTTAATTCGAAAAACTGTGCGTCAGTCAGATTCATTTTCAGTGGAGTAAGCTGTAGTCCGATTGGGACAGGTATTACCCTTCCTGCATTTTTCGGGCCTGACAGTTTATCTGCAAATTTTTTCTGCAGTGCTTTTATCTTGCTCTCTTCCAAATCACCCACGTACTGTAATGCCATGCTTGCACTTAGTCCCTGACGATAAAGGTTATTCATAAAATTCTGACTTTCCAATGCTCCACCCACGGTATCTTGCAGAATTTCCCGCACAGATTTTCCCATAATTCCATTTAAGGAATACCAGGTTTTAAAGTGCATAACCTCACTGGATCTGAACAAATACTGTTCTCCGGTCTTGGGATCATTGTACTGATAATACAGTTTCCCTTTTCCTCCAAACACACCAACATCATCCATATATACAGTCACACAATTTGCCTGCATTGGCCAAAGATCCAGGACTTTGTAATGTCCTCCATATTTTTCTCTTTCAAAGGTACCACGCATCCAGATATAGCCATTTCCATAATGCTGACAGTTCATCTCTGTAGTAGTCCACAAAGTTGTGGGTGTCATTATCGTGTTCGGTCTCACAGTCAGAAGCCTGGTTATCTTGCTCGGCTCTGCCCTGATCCGACCTTTAGGCGTTTCCTGGTAGTACTTTAACGGCACTTTTCCTATGGTTTCGCTGAGCATTTTTAAGCAGGTGTAATATGTCACCTCTTTCTCAACATCTGGCTTAGTACCAGTTATTCCCAGCCATTCTTTCAGCTCATCGTCATCCATGTCTACCGTTGGCCGCGTCATTGCATTCCATGCATTTTTTAATCTGTCTAATATACTCATTGTTACCAGTCACTTTCCAAAAATTGATCTATTCCTTCCTGGTAGCTGGATCCGAATTCATGATACATTGCCAGCTTAAATCCACACAAGGTAGAATCCACAGGGTCAATTCTTTTTGTTGTAGCATCTTTATCTATCTTAATCAGTCCCTGGTTGGTTCTGATCACTGCATTGCTCATTGCAAAATTCAATACAGGATTATATTCGTACAGGACATTTCCGCAATATACCTGCTCACGGAATCCCTGAGTAGCTTCATTCAAGTGTTTATGGCTCTGGAAAACTTCCTCCACTGTATAACCTTCGTTTGATAGATCCATCATCAGCTTACTTGCATTGGCAGGGTCAAAGCACAGACATTCTATGTTCCAGTCATTCTCTGCACATGTATCCAATACATATTGCATTACTGCATTCTGGTCTACAATCGGAGTATCTGTCACTGTAATAAATCCCATTCTTTCCCAGGCATCATAATCCACTTTATCTTTTGCCTTTCTTTCAGCCAACTTCTCCCGATTCGGAATGAAAGAGTGGGAATACAGTATGTATTTCACAATTTCTTTTCCAGTCTTGTCAAATTCGCCTGATAGAAAGGGAATTACGAATGTAACAGATGTAAGGTCTATTTTGGCTGACATATCGAACCCCACATAAACACTCATCCCATGAGTATCAATAGGGATTTTATCAACCTGACAGGCTTTCCACTTTGCCATGTCCATATATCCGTTTTCTTTTGCCTGAACCCAGATATTCAACATTTTTGTGAGAAATGCCGTCATCTTTTCCGGTATTTCTTTGGCTACCCGCCAGGCTGTACGGATCTTATCCGCGCCATTTTTATAGCTCATCCTAATCGGATTCGCTTTTTTCCAGATGTTTTCATCTTCCAGGTTACGGATATCATCCTTATAATCCTCCGGATCCACTTCGCAGATATCCACCAGATACTCTTCATTCTCCACATCCACATCCGGATCCAGTATCTTAGAGCAGTATTGATACTCCTGCACATAACATGGATAAGTAAGATCCATCCCTGCAGTTGTAATAATCATCAGCAATGGCTCTTTGGTGTTTGCTCCAAGACCAAGATCATAAAACTCAGTAGTCTTGTGCTGATGGTATTCATCCAAAATCAGTCCGGCCGGATTGGTTCCATCTCCATTCTGGCCATCCTCTTTCGACAATGCCTTTATGAAGCTTCCAGTTTTTCTGTGTATTACAGCATCCCTGGTGATTTTAAAAAGAGGTTTCAGTGGAGATTTATTCAGCATGAGCTTAGCTTCATTCAAAATAATCTTCGACTGATCCCTCTTGGTTCCAGCAGTATAATATTCGTAATTTTCTTCATTTCTCGTAGCCATAACTGATATTTCATAGAGGGCTACACCAGCCTCCATCTGAGACTTGGCATTTTTCCTTCCAACCTCAATAAAAGACTGTTTGAACCTTTTATAACCGGTAATATCTTCGCGCCATCCGTAAAGTTGGCACAGATTAAATTTCTGCCATATCGTCAAGCTGATCGGCTGTCCTGCAAGGTCACCTTTAGAATGGCGGAGCATGGAAAACCAGTCTACAATTTTTGATGCTTCCTCTTCATCCCAATGATAAGGCCATACATTAGCCTGTACATTCTTTGCATCCTCTTTCTTGCAATCCCTAAGGAAGCGCATACAAGCCCATTTATGTTTTTTCCCTGATATTTCTTCCCCGGCCAGACAACGGTTGGCGTAATCTATCAGTTCTTCTTTGATGGTCATATATTGCCAAATTTATTTGTGATAGCTTCCCTTGTCTTATCAGACTTCACTGCTGCAGCTTTCAGTCTGGCGTCAATAGTGAGTCCACACAGGGAAGCAAATTTTCTCATTTCCTCTGCGTATGTGCGCTGAATATCAACCATTGGATTTTTCACCACAATAACGCCATTCCTGGTCTCTCGATCAATGTAATAAGTCTGATCTTTCAATATCTCTGTAGCCTTAACATAGTTAGCAAAAGCATTACAGTAACCGCCCAGGTTGTTACGATCCAGGTTCCCGATCAGATTGATCTTTTCCAGTTCCTTGACAATCCTGCGCCACTCTTTTTTTGCTACATTATCAATCAGCCAGGTAGGAGGACGTTTTAATTGATTTTTGTCCGTAGTCACACTGTCTTCTTCTGCTTCCCTGGTCTGCATTGTGATCACAGTAAGATTTCCCCGCTGCTCTGTCAGCGGCTTCCTCGGTCTTCCCATTCATCCTCCCTCCTTCCTTTGCCAACTTTTTATGAGTATTTAGAATTTTGCGCAAGCTATACGGCAGGCGGGGACGACGGCGTTTCCTGAAAACTTTTCAGACCGCCCCTCCCGTCTGTGTATAAAAATCCACAAGCATTTTTGCAAGCTTTTTTTCCATCACTGGTCTCTCTTTTTTATACATCTGCTCAATTTTTGAATGTGTATCGTGATGTAATGGCATCAGATTCTGCTTATCGCATCGTTTATCCCATGCTTCTTTTAACGGAATAATATGATGCACTGTATCTGCTGCCAGAATTACTCCTTCCGTCATATAGACATACACATCAATCCCGCAAGCACTGAGAATATCAGATCTTGTCAGCTGCCATTCCCTTGAATCATAAAATGTTTTGCTTTTCTGATTTCTTGCATTCTGATCATATATCCGATAGCGTTCTTTATCTCTTTGTTTCATGCAGGGACACCTGCTGCCGGACGGAATTCTTTTTCCGCACCTGCCACATCTCTTATATATCATCTTTTTCTCCAATAAAAAACGCCCGGCCGTGCCTGCCAGACGTTTGTGGAAGTATGTATGAGTCAGTATTGTACCATTATATCGGCGGTACTAACCGAGTCGGAACAGATGGAACCGAACCACCGACACGCTGGATATAAGCCAGCTGCTCTACCACTGAGCTATGTTCCGATATACCTGCCAAGCCATAGTGCCTGACAAGTAAGGGTGCAACCGATTGATATTTGATTCATCCATCTGAATCTATTATAGTTATAACACGAATCAAGTATACCATTCTATACCATCTTAAAATTCTTCAATGCTGATGAATGCAGCCTATGTACCTGTGTCCATCCATAGCCCATCTCTGTTGCTACATCATCCCATTTTAAGCCTTTTATATAGCGCAAACACAAAACTTTCCGTTCATCTTCTGAATGCATTTTGCGGATCTGGCTCTCAATCTTACGATATTGCTGAACCTTGTTCAAACGTTCTTTTTTCAATATTTCAATCTGTTCATCCAGTATTGCAATGTAATCCGACAGATCTGATTGACTGCTGCCTTTTGGCATTCCATCATTCACTACGGAAGGAAACATCTTATCAGCTCTTAATCTTTTGATTTCTTCCAGGATGTCCCGCTCTCTTTTGACTGCTCTCTGATATGATTTTAAATATTCCTTTTTCTTTTCATTTTCTTCCTGCAATCTCCTGTCCATCGGTACCACCTCCTGCTTTCAGTCGTTCCAGTTCCCAGTATGTAGGGGATCTGGTTATGCCGTTTGGTAACTGTAATTGCACTACATGGGGATATAATGCTTTTATCCTGGCTTTCACCTTTTTGGTGATGATCTTCCCGTCACCAGAAGCATAACTGGTTTGTATGATCTGAATAACATCCCCTCTTTTGATTCCATGCTTCTCTTCCAGCTGCTTCTGCTGCCGTTCCCATTTCTCAGCTTCAGCTATCGCATATTCAGCTGTGGGATCCTTGTATTTTTCTTTATTCATTTTACACCTCTGTTTTTAATCATGCAGGAGCCAGGCAATCACACCGAAGGCTCCGATCAGCACGCCAACACCCATTGCAACGATTACATTCATTTTGATTATCCTCTGCACTTCTTCAGCAGCTTCTGCCGGACCAGATCGTATTCCAGGAGCAGGTTCCGGTCTTTGTTTCTGCTGAGTGTCCGGTCTGCTGCTCTTAGATAGTATCTGCCGTTTATCAGTCTTCCCTCGGCTGCGGCACCGTACAGGCTCCCGACTGTCCGGTTCAGCCTTTTGGATGCTTCCTTTATGGTTACAGCCTCTTCCGGCTCTTCTGTTATGTTTTCTGTAATCTCATATAATGTCATAGCCAGTTTCTCCCGAAGATCTTCCGGAACTGTTCCCTGCTGCCAATCTGGTTCTCAAAGGCTTCCTGTCCCAGTCTGTGAAGCTCATCCATTACCGCCTGGTCTTTATGTACCGCATGTGCTCCAAACTGGTGGCATTCCAGGCACAGGTCTACTTTTAATCCATATTTCTCTGATAGAGTCCGATTCGGACCACCAAATATGTGATGTTCTTCGGTCTGGCCATACCTGCTGCACAGGTAACATCTTCCTTTTCGGCTTCCGAGAATGCTGGCCGGATGGGACATCCTTTTTTTCTTCGTTTCTTCTTTTGGAAATTTAAGTCCGCTCATATTTTTCCTTCTTTCGTCTCGTCCGAGTCGGACATTAACTAAATGGCAGTTCCTCTTCAATTCCATCCGGGATATTCATGAAACCATCAGGTCCCACATCTGGTGATTGTTGTGGAACATTCTGCTGACTGCTGCCGGATCCAGAACCTTTGCTTTCTGCAAATTCCTGTTCTTCTACAACAACCTCTGTCGTATAAACTTTCTGTCCATCACGGTTGGTATAACTTCCGGTCTGAATACGGCCTTCGATTGTAATCTTCAATCCTTTTCGGAAGTATTTCTCCACGAACTCGGCAGATCTTCCAAACACTACACAATTAATAAAATCTGCAGTTGCATCTCCATCTTTTCTGATCTTCCTATCTACTGCCAGTGTGTATCTGGCAATTGCAAATGAATTTTCCCCTGGGGTGTATCTCACCTCTGGATCTCTTGTTAAACGTCCCATTAATATAGCTTTATTCATATATTATTTTCCTCCTTCACATAGTCTGGACAATTAATCGCGCGCTCTTCTTTCTTCACCTCTACTTATTGCTTATTTTCTCCATTCCTTGATTGCATCTATATCCGCAAGATTCATTACATTCACAGCAACACTGTTTCTTACAAATATCGGATAGCTCTTTATATTGCTCACTTCCCTCAATCATTTCTTGAAGCATCAGCTCTTTTGCGAAATCTCTTGCCTTGCATCCGAACGGAGTCGTGTATTCACAACTCCGTTCGGTATTTATCTTCCCTTTCATATCCCTCCTGTAACAACTCTGGATTGTCGAAAATGTTCCCTTTGACTTCAACACATTTTCTTTCATTGACATAGAAACCTAGATTACAATAACAACTTCCAAGTTCCTTGCCAAACAAATAACTATAATCTAATGTCCAATCTCCATTGCTCATATTTACAATTTCTGGATATTTTTCTTTGCGATCGCAGATATCGTTCTCCCAAATTTTGTTTCCGTTTTTGTCGGTCAGACCTGTGAACTGGCAGATGGTTTCTGGATTAATAGGCGGTGCGTATAAAACACCTGATTCAACTGGTTGTATTCGATATTCAAATAAGTTTGACCGTGAATGATCTATTACCAAACACCCCTCAATCCATTTACCGTCTTCAATTCGCTTTGCCTTAAAAAGTATTTCTCTCATTCGTTTTCACCATCCTCCACTTGTCCCGATTCTTCTAACCAATTTTCAACACATGGTAGGCAAATATAGCAACTGCACCAGCCTTGTCCTTCTACTATTACTTTTTGGTTTAACATTTTTTCGCCTTTAGGTATCTGTTTTTCACATACGCAGCATAAATGAGAAGCCCTTATTTTTACGATTTTTTCTGTCAGATTTGATTCCGAACCATCCATATCCCCTGCAAATATCTGGCTATCAATATACATTTCTTCTGGATATTTCAATCAACTCCATCTCCTTCCATTTATTACAAATTCCTTAATCTTCCTTATACGGTTTCGGAAGTGGCATCCAGGCATTGACATACAAATCATGTTCAACAAAACTCTCGTCTTCGTCACCAACTCTGAATGTTCCGCCGTCATCATCGTCAACTGTATATCTTCCAATCATTGGTAGTGAAAAGTTAAAAAACGATACCAGAATGTGTTTGTCCGGGTCTGGTAATCTCTCGTCTATCGGAATCCAGTTAGTAGATTTTAAACGCTTAATAGCTTTTTTCTGTTCCTCTTCTGTCTCGCAGTGTATTACAATATCATATGTATCATCGTATGCACTAAATGAACCGTCTTCATTCTGTACAAGTGTCATTCCGTCACTCATTCCTTACCCCTCCTTATACGGCTTTGGAAGTGGCATCCAGGCCATAATATCAATCCAATCATAACCGCCGTCGAGATAATATCCATTGGAATCAATGAAGCACGTATCTTGCCATGTTGTTTCTCCGTTAGTAACCAATATTTCTTGTCCGTCATCTGGCATTTTGCAGTCAAGCATATATTGTATGTCTTTTGAAAGGAATTCTTCTGCACGTTCTTTTTCTGATATCTGATGATATTTTACCGGAATCCACCCATTTTCTTTCTCATCCTCTTCCAGATCATCCAGAAGACTATTTACGATATCCAGCGAACTTCCCGGCAATCCTTCCTTGTACATCGTCTGTTTCTGCAGTTCCTGTTTATACTGCAGCAATCTTTCTTTTATCCTACTTACCATCTTGCTTACCTCACTTTGTTCTGAGAAACCGAATCATAATTATAATTTCTTTCTTATGTGCGTCTAATTCGTTTATTTTGTTTTTATACTCTTTCACAGTATCACCTCTGCATCTGATGGCATTTTAAAGATTTTGATCTTTTCTGGATGCCGAGCTGCAACCTGTATGGCACAGAGAACACGAACAGCCTTTGGCTCTGTGCTATATTCTCCCAGGATAGTTCCTTTCTTTTTGTCTTTGGTGTGTGCCAGTATCTGATATGAGCCGGTTGGTGTGAGAACTGTAGTCACTTCTTTTTCAGTCAAATCTATCAGCTGATTTCTCAGTGTTCTAATCTTCATTTCCGTATTTTTCTCCTTTCAGCCAATATTCGTGTTGTATTAACAAGATTCTCCGTATTCCGTTCATATTCTATCATTTCTTTCCGGACAGCTTTAATCAACGCAAGTAGTACTTTTTTAATTTCAGCAGTCCCTATGCGTGTACAATACTCTTTCGCATTCTGATCTATAGCCTTGATCTTTATATATTCCGATTGTCTTATCATTGACTTGATGATTCTCTTCTTCATCTGTTCTGGCGGTTTCTTCCCATACATTTTTTTATATTTCTTTTTCAGTATCCTTAGCTTCATCTTTTACACCTTTTCTCTGTTAAGCCCCAGTTCTTCATAAATGTTATAATTGGCCAGATCTTCAAACTCTACTTCAATATCCATATCTCTTTTTGCATATTCATAAGCTTTCGCCACTCCTATGCGATTCACATACTCCATTGCTGATTTCCAATTATCCAGGAATTTTTTATTTGCTTTCGTGAATCCCCATGAAAACTTTATCGCGTAAATAGAGATGATTATATTTGTGATCGTTATATAGTCTTCTGCCCGTTCCAGTTTCTCCTGAGCTTCACGGATGCAGGCGTCCGTTGCCTGCTCCGTTATTTCATCCTCTCTCGCTTTCAGATAATTCTGCAGAATCATTGACTGCTGCCCTGTCAGTCCTGCAACCTGGCCAAGCTGCATCTTAAAGTTCAATTGGAGTCTGCATTTTTCCTGTTCTCTGGCCTTACGTCTCATTTCTGCCCTGTTCATTTGCTTTCCCTCTGTACTTCCTTTAAGAATTCAACCAATTCGCTTTCACTATTTGGGAATTTATTGTATCTTCCATGCTGTGTCCATTTAGGTATTCCTGATTTTCTTTCCGGTTCAGGTCCTCCGATCAAATGCATGTAATATGATTCTGTATTATCTGATACCCACTGGCTATGAACAGTATCCCGATCATATTCTTCTGCAATAAGTCTTGCGCCATTTGCAAAATCATATTTGTAGTACCTGACGCCAATATGTTCATCTGTATACCAAAGTCCCCAAGCTTTATAATTTCTCAGCCATTCTTTCCTCTGATCATTATTTCTCATCACCGGAAGTGGCAACTGCTCCATGACGTTCTTTCCGTCATCTTTATTTTCATCGTCCAGACAATCTCTCACCAGATTCTTGATTATTCTGAGTCCACCGGCAATGAGCTGATATTTCAATATCGTTCTTCCCGGAATTCCCTGATCAGCCACTGAAAGATAGTTTTTCAACTCTTCTTCGGCATCTTGCAGAATATCATCCATTGCAATCATTGATGGAACCGGAATATCTTTAAGCTCCGGTGGCCAAGCTTCTGGTATCAGTTCTATTATCTGCTGCTTTTCATCCACTATTTTCTTGTTTTCCGCTGCGTTTTCGCAGCGTTCGCAGTTGTCCGAATCGGACATATCTGATTCTTCAATAACAGGATCTTCCGGTACTATCCGTTTTTGATATTCTGCTGCCATGCGTTCTCTCGATACGTAGCAGACTTTTTCGCCCTGTTCATCGCAAAATACGAAATCATCTTCTTTCGGTCTTTGCACTGCTGCAAACTCCGTTCCCATTACTCTGAAACGCCTTGTATTACCTGTTCCCATGCCTTTATATGCATTTTCCAGGAATACATTTATTATCCTTGCTATGTCCGGCAGAAATACTTCGTTTGCATCATAGTATGGACATTCTT